TGCCCAATCTGATTTGACTTCTTTAGTCCTCATATGGATTTATCCCTTCTTCGGCTAGGTGTTCTTCAATCGTTGCAACAATGTTGCCTAGAAACGATGACATTTTTATCCATGCTTTCTTGTCACCATACAATGCGAGTTGCCAGCATTGGCAAAGTTCAACAGCAGAAAGATTGTCGGTACTCATGACGATGGATACACCATCATCCATTCCCTTCTCAATCTTTTTGGCGTTGAGCATCATTGATTCAATCTGTGAGTGCGGAACTATCTGGTGAATCCAGTCTTGCTCTTCATCCATTTTTTTTCTTCCTTGCCTTATTAGCAACATATACGCACCCGTTCGGCAAACCGTTTGTTGGTATTCCTTTACCCACAGTAGTGTGCCCAAAGTGCGCCTCAAGTACTTTCGCAACTTCGTTGATGCTAACTTCAACATCAAAGCCCACCGTTATCTGCCTCGTCTTCATCTAGTCCAAGCCTTTCACGAATCAATTCATTTTGTAGAAGAAGCAATTGTAGTTTCTTGTATGCAGCATTACGCAAGCGCCAAGCGTGGGGTTTTGACACACCAAGTCTGTTGCCTAACTCCTGAAGTGAAATCACTTCGGAGTTCAATGCGTCAACGATGAACCTGTCTTGTTCATCAAGTTGCTCTATACAAGAAGCCACTGCTTCTCGGAGCGGTTGCAATTCGATAACTGACTCCATGGTGTCTTCCATGGAGCCAGCCATCATCAACGCCTCTATCGGCGTTTCAGGTCTCCTGCCACCACGTATGTTTGATACGTGGAATGGAGTGAGGGGTACTTCTCTATTTCTCAGAATCGTACTCAGGGTTTATCATCATGTCCATTACTTCCTCAGGTAGTAGTAGGAATCCTCTTGCCGGGTTAGTTGAGTTCCATGCAAAAGTTTTCATACGCTTCTTTGGAAGCGTTCCAATGTAGCGCTTCAGTCTTTCAACATTCACAGCAAGCATTGCACCGTCAAGACAGTAGATGTACACCCACCATTTTGATTCTGTAACTTCAAGACCACTTGGTTTCCAACCTGTGTTGCGTGGGTTCTGTTCTGTCTCAACAACCATGCGACCATTGCGGTAGCGGTCTGTCTTGACTTCAAATGAACCATCAGCAATTGATTGAAGGAAGTCACGGGTGAGTTCCTCACCCTTCTTTCCAAACTTCAAGTCATCGGAGAAGTTGTATCTGCGTTCTGCTGGGAAATCCCAGCGTGACTCTTTCACGAAAAAAGAATGACTGCAATCACAGCCACCCCCAGTATGTACATTCCAAGTGTCATGCCTTCTCCAGATACAGACAAACAATTTGCTTGTCGTCTGTGTACGCTACGCCATTCAGCGCATCAAGTACAGCCTTGGCATAGTTGTCAATGTCCCCAGTTAGTTTGCCTTTGGGTTGGTCAACATTCTTGTTTGGTTGTACTGGCTCTATGAACACCTCTGTCCCATGAACTGTGAATGCAAGCTTTACTGACAGTAGTTCGGTCTCGTAAAGAGGACCTTCGTACAGTTCAGCAAAGTCTGCTTCATACTTCTTGGTTTCTTTCGGTGTGAAAGCATGACCGGACTTTGTTACACGAGGTCTCCCCTTCGCCCTTGGGCGAAGAGGAATAACCTGATGGTGTTGTTTCTTTTTCATGGATTGAATCCCTCTGGCACTTCGCCGTAAATGTCTTCCACAATCTTAGTGATTTGTTCTACGCAATCTTGACGTAGGTGGAACTTGCCCCAACGCTTATCAGCGTCGGTGGCGATGACATAGGCGTGTCCCATTGGGGTTCCGTAGTCGTGCATTCTGTGAACCATCTTGCACAGCGTGTTGGAACGGTCACGACTATCGAATGGTCCGTTCTTCCAGATGTTCTTGATGTATGGGTTCACAAAGCGCAACGACTCTTGCACCGATGAAGATACCGCTAGGTGGTCAAGCACAGCACGGGTCTTTGGCTTGTGTCGTTCTGCTAGTGGAAGCAATTCTTTCTGTGTAACTCTTGCTTCCATCGCAGCCTCTACAAACTGCTGAAGTGTCATTGGTGTGTCCTTAGCCTGAAACAACACATACCTGTTCTCTGGAATGACATTCAATCCGTTCGGGTATGGGAGTCGGACATAGTTGCCCAACCCTGTTGTCTCTTCCTGCTTCGGGTTCACTTCCTTTGGTGGCAGTCCAATGACTTCATGTGCTGATAGGAATGCTCGGCGCATTACTGCAGCAGGTATCCAATCGTTTGCAAATATCCACACGTGGTATCCCTTGCGTGTTTTCTCTACGAACGATTTGATTCCTTTCACAGCGAACGCTGTCTGCAGGTTTCGTGCTGAGTCAAGGTCATCAACATCTATGTCTGAGCAACCCCAACGAACTGTTGAGCCTGCTGTCAGAGGGTAGATGCCGATGAGTTCCTTGCCGTTCAAATGATTTTCAAATGATTGGCGAGTTACCTCAACACGCACAGAACCGCCTTCCCATGTGCCGTATGCGTCAGTTCTTCCACCGAAGAGTGAGGCGAATGAGTCAATGGTGCTAGTCATTGAATATCATCCCCAACTGGTGGTACTGGTCAGGCAGGCGTGTGTCCAAGTCGGTGAGGCGACCAGTAGCAACATCTAACTCAAAGTCAATGTCGTCTACCAGTTGTCCTGCAGGTCGCTTGTTCTTCAGAAGACTCACGGTGACTGTGTACTCATGCACTTTCGCTTCATGGCGAAGGAAGTCGAGTCGGTCTTGTGCACGCTCGCTATGCGAACGGTCAAGCTTCTCAATGAGTTCATTTATCTCGTGTGCTATCTGGTACTTCTTGCGACGTACACCGATAATGGATGTTGCCTGTTGCTCTCCACCGAATGAGCCTGATGACATGGTGAGTTTTGCACCGTCAGCGCCAGCGTGGCGTGATGTTTGATGCAACACCAACATCGGTATGTCATGACGACGACCGAAGCCTTTGAGGAAGGTTGCTTTGTCAGGCACAGTTTCTCCTGCTTCAACTAGGTCTAGGTAGTCAACCACAACCAGTTCAGGAACTCTGCCCCACACATCGCAAACTTCACCGTAGGCACGTTCCATGTCGGAACTTGTCAGTGGCTGGTCAAACACAGCGAGATTAGGGAAGTCCTCTTCTGCTGTACGGCGTAGCAATTCAATGGCATCTTTGTCATCGTCTGCTACTCGTTGTTCCAGTTCTCGTGCATCAATGTTGTGATGCATACAGGTGAGTTTGGTCAATACGAGCTGGCGTGGCTCGTCAGGAATGAACATGGCAATGTGCTTATCACGATTGTGTCGGAGTGCATGAAGTAGCAAGAGTGTCTTACCACCGTGAGCAAAGCCCAACATCATTGCGATTTCGCCAGCAGCGATACCACGCATTTCTTTATCTATGCGGTCAATACCAAGATGTACACGCTCTTGCGGTGACTGTGCCCAACGCACAAATGAGTCAGCCGCTTCAGCGAGTGGTGTGTACATCCGGTAATCCGAGAGATGTGGAGCGACCGCGGATGGTCGCCCCACATTCTCCCAGCCCGCAGAAAGTTCTTCTGCGGAGAGTCTCATCATCGGCTCCGTGGTGGCCAGTAAGCCTTCTCAGCATCAACTGCTTTGAAGTGTGGTCGCTTTGGATTTGCGTCAAGACCGTCACGGTTGTCGTAGACCTTGGTTACACCGTCACGCTTGCACGCTTTGATGAGCCAGTCTGGAATTGGACCGTGTTGCTTGCCAGCAATTTGTACACCGCTTGCAGAACTACTTGCAGGCACAGAAACTTCTTCTGCACCGAGTTCTTCTTTCAGCATACGAACAACCGTAGCGTTCTGTGCTACAGCCTGTGTGTTCGTAGTACCGCCATAGATGGTGTCCATGATGATTTCATTGATTGAAGCAAACAGGGTTGCAAACTCGCCCATACGGGTGTCTACATCTGTTGACTTGTTTGTCATGTCTGCAGCAATTTTTGCTGAGACCTGAGTGATGATTGCTCTGTCTTTATCCATGTTGTTTACGCCTCCTCAGCGTTGTTGTTGTCGCTCGTGATGTACGAGCCCTTGCACATTGACCATACTGGACACCACCTCTGTGAACAGAGATAGTGCTGGTCATTTACCAACCACTTTTCTTGTGGCAGGTTCTTTTGCATTGTCAACAATGTGTTGACTAGCGATTTTGTTTGATTGATAATCCACTGACCGTGGCTCGCTGTGCGATTGACAGTCAGTATCTGTCCTGTTGATGAAGCATTTCGAATCATGACACCGAACGTAAAGTCCACGTCGTAATTCATCATGCCCAATGTTACTGCAGACTCTGCATAGATTGCAGACTGGATGTTCTGAGTTTGTTTCTCTGCTTCGTAATACTTTCTCGCAGCAGTTTTCCAGTCCCAAATACCTTGCGGATGGAAGTAATCCATCGTGCCTTCAAACCAAAGTTCGTACTCAAACAATTCGTTGGCGATTGCGCCAACCTTTGTTTCAAACTTGTACTCGGTTATCCCACCACGAGGAACATGAGGGTAGATATCTCTGACCCATGCCTCTGCCATTGAGTTGATGTGCTTGTCCCAGTTCTTTGGGTCAGTGTTGGTGATGTTGATTGACTTGCCAAGTGCGTGAAGTTCTTGCTCACGCATACGGAAAGCTTCAACGGAATGTTCACCGATGTACTGCGGGTCTAGTTCTTCTTTGAGAACCGCTTCAATCCCGGCATGCACAGCAGTGCCCATCATTGCTGAATCGTTTTCTTTTCGTGTCTCAGGGTGCAGGGCAGAAAGCCTTGCTCGTTCTGGACACATCAAAGCATCACCTAACCAAGATTGTCTAATGAAAATCTTGTTGTTTTCAATACGCATTATTGCTCTTTTCTCTTGTGCTTGATGTGAACACCACGCCCCCTAAGGGGCGATGGTGGAACTGTTGTGCCCCCCCTTTCCCCCCCAAGTTTACACCTAGGGAAGAAAGGGTCAAGGGTGCTTGAATCTGATATCGGAGTATCAGTTTTTTACAGACCCCACGGACCAAAACCATTGCCGTGTTTTGTGTCTGCGTAGTTGTAGATGGCTAGTGCTGAGCGAAGATTGCGATAAGGACCGAACAGCCCCTCAGAAGTCCTCACAATGCCCTTAGAAGCCAACCACGGAGTCCAGAAGCCATTGATTTGCACCAAGCCTCTAGACCCACCCATTGGGTCGTCTGTGTTGTGTTGTGCTGGTAGACACCTGCTCTCACGCCACATGAGGTAGTCAAGCGTTGGTAGAAGCGACTGCCTCCAGCCTGCATCCACAGCGGTTTGCCACCACTGAGGACAGCGTGCTGATGCAGAGATTACTACTGGCTCTGGAACATCATGCTTAGTAAAGGAAGAGGGGGGCATAAAGCCCCCCGCAACCAATGAAAGTGAAACAAGTGCTTGTGCTATCAAGAGTTATCTCCTTGTAGTGCTTCCAATAAAACATCTTCCATCTCTTGCTTAGCAGATAGAAGTTCAACGAACTCATCGTGAGTATCGTCGGCTCGCCTGCCATCGCCAAGTCGCTGTATTTTTTTAGCGAGCTGGTCAACGCCAATGCTGAGTGATTTGACCACTGCCCGTAACTCTGATGTTGTCAGTGTTACTTCGAGTGTTGGTTCTTGCTTGCGGTGATTATTAGTCACGGTAGTTGCCTTTCATTTTCTTTGGATGCGGATACTTTCATTGCACGAACAACATCGTCAAAGTCACGCATGACCATTGCTAATGTGCCACTTGCGTTACCTTCGTCGTATGTAACGCTTAGTTCATCGGAAAATCGGATAGATGAACCCATTTTCCCGTTGTGCATCATTGACATGAGACGAACACGCCTGCGCTCAGGGTGTTTGCTAGGTGCAATCTCATCGTCTTCAGTGTTCTTGATTGGTGAAGCCCAACCAGTAGTGACGACAGACCAACCGTTGTAGCCAGTCTCCCAAACAAGCACAGCATTGAGTGTGTCACCGAGCATGTCGTAAACATCTGCGCTCTCAGCAATCTTCTTGATTGCCGGGACTTCGCCACGTACATAGTCGATAGCAAACAACATTGAGTTTGGCATCTGAAATGGTTCATCAACCAGCGACTCAACTTTCTGTGCTACGAATTGGTCAATCTCCTTGAGAGATTGCTCAAACTTCTCTGAATAAGTAATTGCTTCTTTCATTTTGTTTTCTCCATTTTCTGTTTGTTTGATTTTCTACCTATGTTTCCTGCTGTGAGTGTAAACCCACCCCAAATGCCATAAGACAAAGTGGATTGCCCGTAGGCAAGACACTCATCTTTGATATGACATGTTGAACAGATTTGTTTTGCTTTACGAGTATTGCCTGCGTTTGTAATCGTAGGGGGATACTCAGGGAACCACCATTCTGTTGGTTGCTCTTTGCAATTTGCCTTAGCAAAGTCTATCAATGCGAAATCAAACATCTGACCCCGCAACAATACGATTCTGAATAATTCTCAGAACTTTCTCTGCAATCTCGTTGCACATGTTGCTAGTCATTGACTCAACTTTCTCATTGACCATTTGCCTGATGGTGTTGTGGTCAAGACCAGCACTAGCCATTGCATTGACTTGAGTGTTCACCAAGTTTCTGAAACGGTTGTTGCTGAGTAGATGACGCAAGAACATTTCGTTTTCCCACAGTGGTGCTGTTAGGTCTACAAGTTCTGCGTAGTCCATGTTCTCACGAACCTCACTGACAATCTGTGAGTAGTCAATGGATTCAAGAACCCAGTTACGCACCTTGCGTGTGTAGTCACGGCTCTCCATCATTACTGATGAAACTGACTCAACAACTGAATCGTGAGTTGGTATGCGACCGTTTACTTGTCGCTCTACCTGCTCAATGATGGTTGTCTCTAGTGATTGACTGAATAGTGATGGCATTGATGCGCTGTCTAGAGACACATCGAATTCCATTACTGATGGGATAAGTTTGATAGTTGTCATTTGCTTTCCATTTCTACGTAGTTGTCGAATGTTGTTTCAATTAGGTTGGTGTAGATGACTAGTTGCCCGTCACCATCAACACCAATTTTGTAGTTGGGCATGAGTTTTGCAAGTTCTGTGCGCAACTCAAATCCGTCAACGAATTTTCTATTTGTCATTTTCTTCTCCTGTTTCTGTTTGTTTTTTGAGTGAGTCTGGAATGAGGTCATCAAATGTGACCTCACTCAGACGGACATTGTTTTTCGCAAAGCCTCGCTGGAATGCAGCGAGGTAGTATGCGTACCGCTCTTCTTGGTTCATGTTTCTCCTAGTAGTAACTTGGGTGAGTGGTTGATTGTGTTGGGACAGTGACAGCGTTTGCCTCGTAAATGTCCTGATTGAACAATTCCAAATCGTAGATTTGGTAGATGGCAGACCAGCATGCACAAGGGAATGTTGCACCGCAGAAATGGCATGCACCGCACTCATCGCAATGAGTTTCCAGTACGCCATCGGGTGTCTTGTGCGAGTGAGCGCAGTTGTAGCACTCAATCAACTGGGTGTTGTCATTCAGTTGAGTAGTAAACACGTCGAACTGTTGCATCTGTTCTTCGGCAATGAACTCAAGTTCATCGTCGTATGAATCATATGAATCGGCTGGAATGTGCAACTCTGAACTAGGTGACTTACTCCATGATGATGCGTATGAGGTGCGACCGTAACTGTAGTCCCAATCGTCATAACCCCAAAGACTGCCACTGCCACCTGCAGTTGGACTGGTGTAAGTCTTGTAAGTGGTTCTCTCGTATGAGTAGTTAGACCACCACATGTCCTTGTCCCAGTGACCGGCTTTCTCGTTGAGAATGTACCAGTCTTGCTTTGCATCTTCATTGACGGTGAGGAACACCAACTTAGAACCAGTAGACCATGCTTCTAGTTTCTTGTAGTACTCATCGTTGTCAAGTGAAGTGATGCCACCAACACTAGGCATAATGTCTTCGGCAAATACTTTCGTATCTGAACGAACATCGCCCTTGGGAATGGCAACAGGCAACACGCCGTTGTGACCGACAACTGACTGACTATCTTTGCCCAAGAAAAATGGGTGACAGTTAGCAACAGTCTCGCTACCGTGAGTAGCCCAACGGAAGTGGAAGATTGCAGGACCATTGTGTGTTGGTCGCAAGTCAATGAACTTGTTTGCAACCTCATCAAAGTCCATGCTGTGATAAGTGACAATCTTCTTGCCAGTTGATATTGCGAAACCGAAACCGTCTGGGTTTGCAGTTGCAGCAATTTTGAATCTGTCTAGGTCTGGTGAGACATAGTCAGGAATGAATGTTAGTAAGCACATGTTGTGCCCCTTTCTGTGTTTGTGTTTGTTTGTGTTTGATTTGGTGGATAAGAAACTGATACCGCAGTATCAGAGGTCAATGGATACAGAGCCATTGGTATCGCAACGCTCTGCGATGCGAGCAGACAACAAGGCATAACGCTCTTGCGTGGAAACCCATGAACGGAATGAACGGAACGCCAAAGCGTTGCCAGACATAACTTTCTGAGTGTTGCACTCTGTCTCGGTGTAGTTGAAGACTGCATCACAGAACTGCAACGCAGACTGCACAGTCTTAGGGTTGAGCGAAGGCTTGAAGAAACGCAACTCAACTGTGTGGCGGTTCTGCAAGTTGATTGCACAGTAACGCTGGTCATTGCGAGCCTCGTTCTTTGCAAACTTCATCAACGAATGATTAGTGCGAGTGACATAGTTGCCATCGTCGTTGTACTCATTCCATGCGTTGAGGAAATATGACTTGTCAAAGTTCGCCCAACGCTGTGAGTCACGACCTGCAAAACGCTTTACATCGTCTGCGTTATCAAGAATCAACTTGAAGAACTTGAACAAATGCTTTTCGTCTTTGAACGCAGAGCGTGACAAGTGAATGTGCAAACCACAAGTGCTTGTGTCCCACGACTTGCAACCCTTACGAATGAGACCGCTAATTCCATCCCATGCGAAACGTTCCATCGCAAAGCCCAATGACATTGGATGCGAAACAATTTCGAATCCATGCTCAAGTGAGCCATCGTCTTTGAGATAGACAACTGAGTCGTTGTTGCTGTCGCCGTTGATTGTTTCAAGCACAAAGCGAGCACAATCATCACGACTGACACCACGACCAGTCTCTAGTTCTAACTCAAAGCCCATGTACAACGATGTACGGTTCAATGATGTTGATTGGTCAATGACGGTTGCATAGTAAGACTTGTGACCGTCATCGTTTAGGAAGATTGCGCTTGGCTTGTGAGAGTAACTGTGAATCAACTCTGATTCATCGTCATCTTCGTCTTCTTGCTCACGCTCAATCTCACGCTCGCACTCGTACACATAGTCGCTATTGCAATCGCAACAACGCAACATGTCGTCGTACTCATTCATTTGCGCATCGTCGTGCTCTATGGTTTCACCACAGTTGTAGCAGTCGATGTATTCTGTTTCTTCACTTGCTGGCATGATATGCCCTTTCTGTTTGTTGTGTATATGTTTTCTCATAACGGTTGTCATGAGCGAGAATGCACCGAACTATGGGGGAATCCGATGCACTCTCGCCCACGCAAACTGATACCGCAGTATCAGTTTGTATGAGCAACACTCACGCTACTTGTTCGGCGTCAGTGTCACCAGACTTTACTAATGCAAAGTCAAGTAGTTTTTTCTGTTTGATGATGAGGCTCTCCAAATAAACACGCTGTCTATCTGATTCGTTGTACATCTTCACCATAATCCATGCGAAATCAACGAGTTCACTTTTAGTCTTTGCATGCAACGCTGTTTTGGTTGTCTTATTCATTTCCAATCTCCATTCGTTGGGTGGTTGTACTTAGACCAGTTACGCATTTCCATTTCTTGGCGAGCAATCCATTCGTCACTCATAGTCCAATCTTTCTCTGCTTTCTCGTAACCAAACTCGAATGCGAAGCCCCAAACTGCAAGCACCACAATCATCGCCATTGTGAATAAGCCGAACCAATTCATTGTGCTACCTCCATTGCATATTGGTAATCGGCAAGTGCATTTTGATAAGCAGCAAACAAGTCGTACTTTCTCTCAGCACGCACAGCATCAGCCCATTCGTTGTGTGTTTCATGAATCGCTTCACACCTGAAATCCCAAAGCGCTTCCCTCAAACCCCAGTCATCAAACACTGGAATATGAATTGAGTTGCCACTTCTTTTATCAAGGATTGAAACTTCCGTGAAAGAAGATTCAACTTCTTTCATCACATCTCCACTTCTAGTGGGGACTAGTTGAATATATCCACTGACTGACCAATGAGAATTGTGCTTCTCAAAGAATTGTTTCTGGCTCATTACTTCTTGCAATGATTTCATTTCTATTTCTCCTTGTGTATTTGCTCACTTGTGTGAACATGACACAACACTACGCAGGGGGCTACGCAATGTTGTGCTAACTCACACGAGTTAGAACTGATACCGCAGTATCAGTTATTTTGCCTCAAGCATCTTGAGCAACTGTGCTTTGGTGTACTTCTTTGCCTCACGCTTAGCATCGAATTGCTTTGCCTTGCTCTTCTTTGCACGCTGTCCGTCACCAGCAACCATTGCCTTGAGGCTATTCCACGATGCAGTTGCGTACTCAAGTTCGCAAGCACGAATTGCACTAGCCATAGTGCCGTACTTGTTGATAAGTTTCATGCCAGCCGTGACATTCTGACGAATGGTGTTGTCTGACCAGCGAGCCTCACCAGCGTTTAGCGGTGAGATGCTTGCGCTTGCATACTTGCTTGCGTCAATGCCCAATCGCATTGCTTCAAGTGATGCACCGAACCAACCCTCAATGACAGTTTCACTGCCAGCCTTTATCTTCACGCTGTGAACCGTTGCGAAGTTGGTACGGATAGTTGTTTTTGCTTGCTTTGATGTTGCCATGATGGCTCTCCTTGTGTTTGTGTTTGTGTTTGCGCTATGCGGTAACGCACCGAGTGATTACTCACTAGGCGACACAAACTGATATCGCAGTATCAGTTTGTATCGGTACTAAGTAATAACTATTCGCCAAATGTTAGAAACATGAATTGGTTGAAGCATCGTTGCGCTTCATCGTGCATACCTAATTCCTTGTACATTCCATTCAGCATGACATACACATCAGCAACACTTATTTGGTGTCGTTGTGCGTATTGCGAAACAGTTTCGTTTATCGGCAATTCATTCATAGGTTCTGTATCCGTTCTGTATTGAGCGTTGCTCATCTGCTTGCATTGTTGCTTGCATATTCATTGTTTGCATCTTTATTCCGTTATTCGTTTATTGCAGGAAATACGGGCGAATACGGGCGAATACACGCACAAAGCAAGGGGGTGGGGGTGCGGCCCCCCCGTACCCCGTCAAGTAGAATGGATGGGATTAGCTCGCAGCCATCTGACTGTGCTTGAAACATAGGGTACCCCTTTGCAAATAGGGATACTAAAGCCTTATTTCATATGAGTTTTAGCACTAAATTTGATGCTAAATTTGGTCTACCACTTGACCTTGTTCGCCCAGTAAGCGGCACTCATAGGCCCTTTAGCGATGTTCTTGGCGTGACGTGTCTGAAATCTATGACGACGACTGGCGTACTCTGCAGATTCGTTTTGCTTTTTAGGGTTGCCCTTGACACCCTGCTGACCAAATCGAATGGTCTTAACTTGACCGCCGGATTTAGCCACAACAATGTGCGACTTAGTTGCGTGGTCTGGTGTTGCTTTGGGTTTGTTATAACCGCTGACCCCCGCTCTTGCGAGACGTGGGTCTTTTTTACTTGTTGCCATGTGTTTACCTCTTGAACTGTGCTTGCATCCACCTCGCTAGAAGCGAGTGGATAGTCTTTGCCCTTCCCCCCCCTATAGTCCCCCCCACCCGTTACATGTCTAACAGTGGTCGAAAGACTACTGTGAGTAGCGTAACAAAGTGCACTAATAGCGATGAAACAAAACGAAGAACTGACCTTGACTTCACAACAACAGGAGTACCTTGACTGGTTGTGCACAGCTCCAAGTGAACGCATTCCTCCAAGCAAGCACAAGATGGCAGTTCATCTTGGCGTGAACGAGACAACCATACGTCGCTGGGAGAAGAAGGAAGTTTTCCGTGACCGCTGGAAGGAACAGGTTGACGAAGTTCAGGGGTCGCCTGAGCGCACTCAGCGGCTCCTAGACACGCTGTATGCCAAGGCTCTTGATGGTGACACCAAATCTGCACAGTTGTATCTGCAGGCGACTAACCGTATGGCTCCGCCTACGGTAACGGTTCAATCTAATAAGAAAGCTTCTGAACTTTCTGACGATGAATTGGATTCGTTGATTGCTGCAGTTGCTGAACGTGAAAAATCTAACCGAACGCAATTGAAGGCTGTATGAACATGGTTGAATGTCCAGAGTGTGGAGAGGAGTACCCCCCTGTTGCTACTCATTGGATTTGCCCTGCTTGCGGTATTGACGATAATACTCAGCCTAAGATGGCTGTTTTCCCATTGAAGGAGGACTAATGGCTGTTCCTGCTAAGCAAAACCTGTCTATGACCCGTGGAGACACTGAAAGCGTTGTTATCACAATGGCTGATAGCGCTGGAGCGCCAATCAACATTACTGGTCGCACGTATCGTGCTCAGATTCGACTCACAAAAGACGCAGCCAGTATCAGCGCATCGTTCTCCTGTTCGGTCACTAGCGCCGTTAACGGAGAAGTGACATGCACAATCTTGCCTGCAGTTACCGAAACTTTGCCTGTTGGCATTAGTTATTGGGACCTTGAAG